TGCGAGGTGGCCGCATTGGGGGTCAGGAGGTCGGTGCCCTGGCGAAGCACCGAGACGTCGATGGAGGTCGAGTTGAGGTTATAGAGCGTGACCGCCTTTCCCTTGTTGCCCGCGTTGGAGACGGGAAGGGTCACGCTGGTAGAGCCTGAAATGCCAAAGACCTTGCCGAGGTCGGCGTCGGTCAGCGTCGTGTTCACGCTGATGGTGGCGTAGTCGCGGAAGCCCCCGGAGCTGGCGGCGCGCACGGCGGCCGAGATCATCGTGGAGAGCGCCGAGGCCAGCAGAGCGTCGCTGACATCGGTGCCCTGATTGTCCGCGAGGAACTGGCCCAAGCCCGCCGCCATGGCACTCGCCTGGAGGAGGGCCTTGTTCACAAGAGGCGCCCGGGCTACCCCCGGCTGGTTGCCGATGCCCCGGTGGGCGTCGGCGTTGTAGTCGGCCTGAGTGAGCACGTAGGCTCCGCCGGCCTGCGCGAAGGGCAGGATGTTGTTGGCACTCATGTAATGCTCCAGTGAAAAGGAAAGGGCCCGCCGATGAGAGCGGGCCCTTAAAGAGGGGAGGGGTCAGCGAGCGCTTAGACCCAGACAGCGATTCCGGTCCAGCCCTGGAACTTCAGGAGGTTCAGGTCCCAGGAGAAGAGGGGCCGCGTCGCGCTGGCGGCAATGTAGTTGATGCGAACCCCCGCCGGCTTCAGCGGGAAGGCACCGCTTAGCAACAGGTTCTTCTGCACCGCGTTGAGAATGCTGTCGTCGTAGACGAGGGACAGGCTCATGTCGCCGTTATCGAGGAGGAGGATCGCGCCTGCCCCGAAGACGTATTCCCAGAAGCTGTACATCGTCTCGACCGTGCCGTCCCATTGGTTGGCCGCGATCTTCGCGCGGATGACCGTGCGGTAGGTCACATCATCCAGGCTCGCCACACCAGTACTCGGGTCGAGGGGGCCCTGCCAGTAGCCCTGACCCCAGCCCAGCGTGGCGTCGCCGTCCCAGGTGAAGTACACCCCCGAGATGGGCACGCTCACGTTGCGCTTGATCCCGACCCAGAGTCCGATCTGATCGAGCTGCACACCGACCGCCTGATCGAGGTCGAAGTGCACGCTCGGCATATCGAGCTGGAGGTTGACGTCTGCGGCGAGGCCATCGGTGATAGCTTTGATGACCGCAGCGAATAGAGGCCTGTCGCGGTGCTCGCTGGTGACAAGGCCCAGGTAGTCGTCGCTGGTCGCCATCGTCAGGTCACCAGGAGGGTGATGTCCGCGACATCACAGGTCGCGATCTCATTAAAGGCGGGGAAGAGGTCCGCCGCCGCGAGGCCGCCCCCGAAGAAGGCGATGGTCAGGCTGTCGACCTCGAACGTCTCGGAGCCCGGGCCGAAGTAGAGCTGAGCGGGCACATAGAGCCGGCCGAAGTCGACCTTCTTCCCGATGCCTAGCGCGTTGATGTAGGCGGCAAGGGCAGCCTTCACCGAATCGCCGACAGTCGATACGTAGTTCGCCAGGGCCTTCAGCGTGAGCGAAAGGACCACCCGGCGCTGCGTCGCCACGAAGAAGTTGATGGTGGTCGGCACGCCGCCCGGATCGGTGAGGATGACGCTGGTCGTCCCGTAGGTGCCCGTGCCCGGAGTCTTCTTCAGCATCATCGCGTTGGCAATGTCGCCCGAGGCTCCGCCGAGGCAGACAATCGAGATGCTGTGCGCGGGGATGCCGTTGGTGTCGGTGGCGTTGGTGTCGTTCTCATAGCCCCGCACCTGGGAGACGCCAGAGACCGCAGCCACTGCCCCCACGATGCCATCCAGCACGGTGCGCGAGGGCAGGGCCACGCTGATGGTCTGGCGCTGGCGGAGTTTGGCGTCGGTCTCCACTGGCTGCCCTGGCGCCGCCGCGCTCGGGTTGGTCACCGTCTGCCAGCCGAGGGTCGGCGTGGCGATGTTGGTGATGGTGCCCGCCGCCGCCTCGATGTCGCCCTCCAGCTCCGCGGTCGCCGTCACAGCCGCCGTGCCCAGGGCTCCGATGATGACGCTTGCCGGGAGGAGCCAGCGCTGGCCCTGGTTGTCGGTGGCGACCCCGTTGGAGATCACAGTACCGACCGTGCCGGCGAGCGTCAGGTTCACTTGCGAATGCGTGGCGACAGCCCGCGCAATGCCGTTGATCTTGACCGCGGTGCTCAGCCCCGCCCCTTGCGCGGTCGCGGGACTGTAGCCGTTATACGCGGCCACACACGCCGCGTTCGAGTCGTCCTGCGCCTTGGCGATGATGGCGAGGAGTTGGCCGTCCTGGCTGTCGGGGTCGATGTAGGCGTCGGTGCCGTAGATCGCCTTGAACTGCGCCTGAAAGGTCTCGTAGATGTCGGAATACGGTGGCCTGCTGATGCCGTTCGGGCCGATGGTGCAGGCCACGGTTGCAAGGATCGTCACAGAACCTCCGCGATCGTGGTGGGGCCGTAGATGGTGTCGACGGTGGCGCTGACCCGGAAGGCGCGGCCATCCATGACGGAGGAGTAGTTGGTGAGGCGGAGGACACCCTGCGTGCCGAGGATGCGCTGCTGCACCTCATAGTCGCGGGTGGCCTGGGTGCCGTAGCCCAGGATGTTTTCCATGTTGAGCCCCTCGCGCGTGTCGAGGAACCACTCGCCCGCCAGCAGGCGCATCCGGGTTCGGATCGCCTGGGCGACCGTCTCCGGGGTATTCGCCAGGAAGGTGGAGCCCGCGCCGAACATGTAGTCGTCGGCGTCGGTCATCTTGCGGTATCTCATGCCACGCCTCCCGAAGTTGCGCCACCAGCGACGACGCCTGTGTGCGCGTGCGACAGGTAGGCGGCGCCGTTGATGAAGAGAGTACCGTTGAGGTCGATGCGCCCGGCGCTCGCCTTTATCTCCGCCCCAGCGGCAACCAGCCGCGAGGTGCCGGCCTGGGAGTCGACGCCCGCGAAGACCGTGCCATCCTTGGAGGTGAGCCGGGCCTCGGTGCCATGCACATCGGGGAGCCCCGTAAACTTCGGCTGCGACATTGCCGCTGGCAAGCAGAAGCCGTCGCTCAGGTGATGCATGCGGAACTCCGCCTGCACCTGCTGACCCCCGCTCTGCCACCACGCATCAATGCAGCGGTCGGCGAAGAGCACCAGCACCTCGTCTCCTTCCGCCAGGGGGAAGGTCACGAAGTACTCGCTACTGCCCGCGAAGACGACAGGGCAGTCGAGGAGGAGGGGCAGATCGACCCACGACTTGCTCCCGTCCTCTTGCTGCACCTGCGCCTTGAGCGCTGGCTGCACGACCGCTGTCCGCTTCGCGGCGTCGAAGCTCTGGATAATGCCGGGCATCGCTACGCGGATCTCCGACGAGAAAAGCTCCTGCATGGCGAGGAGTCCCGCCAGGAGGTCGCCACTGCGTTCGCGCCTGTCTGCCATTTGTTCTATCTCCAGTTGAGGCCGGTCACCTTCAGCGTGACCGGGTCCACAGCCAGCAGGATCAGGTCCATCCACCAGGGCGCTCCGCGCGTGTCCCCCTTGACCTCCGCTACGTAGACTCGGTAGAGGCCATCGGCGCTCACATCGGCGAATTGCTGGAGGCCGGCGTAGCGGTTGTAGGGGAGCTGGGCGCCGGGGATGGTGAAGTCGGCTTGCTGGAAGGTTTCGTTGATGCTCTTGTTGTCGATCTTGACCAGGGTCCCCGGAGCTATGCGGGGGTTGATGAGGCACCGCGCCCGCACCCCGTCTTGAGTCTGCTCGGCGCGGCCGATGAGCCCGGTCTGCGAGGTGAGCACGATGGCCTCCCCAGGGAGATAGCCGTCGAGGGGCGTGACATTCACCTGCCCGTTCTGAATGCTCCAGGTCGCGCCGACGTTTTGCACCTCCGCCCGCAAATTCGCGCGGGCGAGGCCGAAGAGCACTTTCCCCCGGGGGAGGATGCCCCCGGTCTGTGGCATCGTGAGCGCGCCCTTCGCCACGCCCTGCGGCGCCATGGCCTCGATCAGCGCGGCGACGCGCTGGGCGGGCGTCGAGCCCGCGCTGATGCTCTTGTTGATGAAGCCCCAGTTGTAGGCGCGGTCGCCGTCGCAGCCGAGGATGTCGAGGTAGGTCGTGACGCTGTCTTCCTTGCCGACCCGGAACTGCTTGATCGTGCCGTCGAAGATGACGCCGTAGCCCGCGTTCTCGTAGCCCGCCTGGAGCACCACTCGGCTCGACTCCCCCTGGATGCGGGCCATGGTTTCGGCGCTCAGGTTGTAGACCCGGATCTGCGCGTTGTTGGGGCTCTCCTCGTCCTCCTGCCGCACCTCAAACTGGATGCGGAGCTCGGAGAGGTCGAGGCCCTCGGAGCCGGGGTCGTTGTTGGCGCTCTGGAGCACCAGCAGATTGCACTTGCGGATGTACTGCTCATTGGCTGCCATCGCCGCTCACTCCACGATGAAATAGAGGTGCCCGGTCTGTCCCAGGTTATCGAAGGTCGGCACGGCATCCAGGTCGTAGTCGGTCTGGACGATGAGCGAGCCCCCGATGTTCAGGTGCTTGTGCTGGGCGAGGAGGTCGATGCCTGTGATGATGGGCACCCCCTGGAGGAGCGGCGTGGAGCCGGTGAAGATGTCCAGGCACCAGCAGGTGGAGAGGCCGTTCCAGTAGAAACGCAGGATGCGCTCGACGCCCGCCAGCTTGATGTTGAAGCGCTGGGGCTCCGGACTCAGCGGGATCTCGTAAGAGGTCATGGCAACGCTCCTTGCGAGATGAGCTTCAGCGGGTCAGGAGTGAGCGCCTGCACCGCGGAATCAAGGTTCATCTTGGCGCCATCGGAGAGTTGCTTCATGCCCTTCTCCACAGGCGCTAGCGTGCTCTGCGGCACGCTCTGCGCATCCTTCGGCGCCGAGATGGTCACGACCTGCACGGTCGCGATGATGACCTCCCGCATGTGCGCGGTCACCCGCAAGATGTTCGCGCTCTCCTTGTCGGTCTCCGTCTGGAGGCTCTTGAGGAGCATGTTCTTGTAGGCGCGCTTCGCTGTGAGCACATCGAAGGGCACCCGGCTCCGCTGGAGGGCGAGGAGCTTTTGGTAAATGTCGCGGACCTGGTTGACGCCATTGCCGCCCAGGATCGTCGAGAGGCCCGCCACCGTGCCCGTAGCGGCGCCCAGGAGGCCGCTGATGAGGCCGGCGTTCTGGGGGCTGTTACTCCAGGCGCACTCCACCACCAGCTCGCACGGCCGCATGAAGGCGTGGTCGGTGATCTTCGACCCCTGCTCCACCGGGTGGTCGGTCACCTCCATCTCGTCGACGTGCTTCTCGCTGATGGTCACGTGTGCGGTGAAGTCGCCGATCTGGTGCTTCGGCTTCACCAGGATCGCCTCGACCCCAAGCTGCACCGCCGCGGTAATGATGCCGAGGGCCTGGGCCATGGCTTTACCTCACTTTCGGGGACATGTTGCGCACGATGTCGGCATTGACCGTGCGCTGACTGGCGACCACCCGATCCGCCGCCTCGTGCGGGTCGGTGACGCCGATGATCTGGATGGTGGGATTGGCCTGCACCATCACCGAGCCCGCCACCGCATCCATGTAGTCGCGAGTCTCCTTGGGCGCGTTGCCGAGGCCATAGCGGGCGAGATTGCCGTCGCCCCAGTTGTAGGCGGCGGCCGCCATGCGGATGTTGCCGCCGTAGCGGCGGAGGAGATCGCTCCACTTCCGCGCCGCCGCGTCGCCGCTCTCCATGAAGTCGTCGGGGTCCTTGAGCCCGTATTCCTTTGCGGTGCCCGGCATGAAGCCGAAGTGTCCCATGGCGCCCGCAGGGCTCCGCATGAAGCGCGGGTCGCCGAAGTGGCTTTCCCGGCCCCACACGCGTTTAAGAAGGCCCCTGGGGAGCCCATGCTTGCGCTCCAGGCCCTCCAGATATGCATCAGGGTCGAAGCCCGGCTGGTCGACGCCTCCAGGCGAGAGGTCGCCGGCATCGCTGGCCGCCCCACGCAGCCGCAACTGGAGAAGCCGGATGCGCTCGGCCTCCGACATATTCGGGTGCTTGTCCTGGAAGTCGCTGTTGTCGGTAGCCGCGTCGACAGCATCGGCATCGGTGGCAACCCGGCTCTTCATGTCGGCGGCCACGGGCAAGCCGAGGCGGTCCCGGGCATCCCTGGAGAGCCGCACGCCGCCCCCGCTGGCGCGGCCCGTGATGCCCTCCAGGAGGCGCGTCTTGAGGTCCTCGCGGCCGCCCACTGTGCGCGCGTCGCGGGCGATGCTGGCCCAGGAGATCATCAGTTCGTTGGTGCGGCCGACCAGCGCCTCCACATAGGGGAGGGCGGTTTCGCCCAAGGCCATACCGAATAGCTTGGCGCGCTCGGTGACCTCGCGCCAGAGCTGCGAGTACTGCACGCCGATCTCCGCCGAATGATTGACGTCGACCCCCATCTCCTCCGCCATCTTCTTCCGCTCCGCCTGCGCCTGCTTCATCTTGTCCAGGCCCTCCTCCAGGTAGAAGAGCGTCTCCTGGTCGATGCCGAAGAGGTTGGCGTAGCGCTCGGCGATGTAGAAGGGCATCTTCTTCAGCGCGCCGACCAGATCGGTCAGGACATCCGCCTTGTCGCGGCCCTTCACCTCGACGCCTAGGTTGTTCAGGAGGGCGATGAGTCCGGGGTTGCTCCGGATGCTCGCGGCCAGGTTCTTCAGGGCCCCAGCGCCCCGGCCCGCCTCCAAGCCGATCTGCCGGGTGCCGTACTCCAACGCCTGAAGACTGGAGGCGGTCGTATCGGCGTAGCGGGCGGAGTAATAGAGCTTCTCCATCTGGCGGGCGAAGAGGGTGGTGGTCGCGACAACCGTCGTCGCGAGGCCCACCAGCCCCTTGCCCAGGGTCAGCACGCGGAGGTCGGTCTTCTGGAGGAAGCCGTCGATCTTCTTGCTGCCGCGCTCGTCGATCTTGATCCCGAGCGCGATCAGGTACTCCCGCAGGATCTTCTGGTCGACCGCCATATCACGTCCTCCTTCCGCCTCCAGGGCGGGGCTGCTCGCGCGCCCACTTCTCAGCGCGTCGACTGTTTTCGTCTTCTACGGCGATGGCCTCGTTCAGCAGCATCACAAACTCCAGATCGACGCTGCCATCAATGAGCCGCTCGGGCGCGAGGATGCCCCTGAGCACAGGGCGGAAGAGGGGGTCCTCTCCGCCGATCATGTTCAGTTGCTGCCACCCTCGGGCTGACCTTGAGCCAAGGAGCTTGTCGAGGTCAGCCCGCCGCTTAGCTCCGTCAAGAAATTTCCGAGGTTCAGCTTCATGGTCTCGATAGAGAGGCGGATCATCGCCGGCATCTCGATATCGGCGAACATGATCCGCTTGCCATCCGGACTCATCACCGGTGCCCAGGCCTCGCCCTGCTTCCTCCGGCATGCCGAGAGGCATGTGAAGATGATGTAGTTAGCCTCGTCGTCGCTCATCTTGGAGAGCATCTCCATCACCGGGCCGGTCATGGCGACCATGTCTCCGAGATCGAGCTTCATGC